AGACTAGACATCGTGTTCCTTAGAAAGTTATTGAGCCAGAGGCCGTAAATGTGTAAATCGTGTAGCCGTTAGCAGTTGTCTTTGTGCCGTTTGTCACGCTTGCCGCATCAGCAAATGTGCTTGGGTATCTGACTACGACAATGCCTGAACCACCATTGCCGCCAGAACCAGATTGACCACCTCCACCGCCGCCTCCAGTATTGGTTGTTCCAGAACTTCCAGTAGCGCCTCCAGCCCCACCACCACCTACACCGCCAGTGCCAGCAATCAGTTCTCCGTTACCACCGCCACCGCCAGCATAAGTTGTAACTGTTCCAGATATGGCACTTGCAATTCCAGCACCTCCATTACCGCCTTGACCAACAGCACCTGCTCCACTACTTAAACCAACTGTTCCTGCGCCACCACCGCCACCAGCAGACCCATACCCTGAAGCAGATGGATGGCTTCCACCAGAATTACCTTGCCCAGAGACACCAGAACCTCCAGCATAAACAAGCGAAACAGTTGAATACGCGGCTCCACCACCAGAGCCACCACTACCGCCAAAATCACTAGCAGTGTTAGCTGACCCAGCCCTACCGCCACCCGTAGCAGTAATATTGCCAAATACAGAATCAACTCCGTTATTACCTGCTGAACCAGACCCAACACCAGTTCCACCAGCGCCCACAGTAACTGTGTAAGAAGTTCCAGCAGTGACAGGAACTATGCCTGTTAACAAACCACCCGCACCACCGCCACCAAAGTTTGCACCACCTCCGCCACCAGCAACAACTAGATATTCAACCCATGCAGTTTTCTGTGGGCCTGTCCATGCGCCTTGACGAATGGCTTGGTTAACTTGTCTGAGTGTAAAAAGACCTTGTGCCATATATCCTCAGAATGTAATTGTTCCCGAAGCGACAAAGCGATAGACACGCCATGCGCCTGTGACATAAGTTTCTGGTGATCCTGTCGTAGATGTAGCAGGGGCTAAGTAAGATGGATAGCGGATGATTACAACACCAGAGCCGCCAGAGCCGCCAGTTGAACCAGCAGAAAAAGTTAAAGTGCCACCACCGCCACTACCTGTGTTTGCAATACCCGCTTGACCAGATGGATAGGTTGACCCCGCATTTGGGCCACCAGAACTTCCACCTATTCCTGCGCCGCCTATTCCACCTGTATTTTGATAATTTCCACCACCACCGCCACCAGCATAAAATAATCTAGAACCCGTTATGCTTGAAGCAATGCCCGTTCCCCCATCACCACCTTTTGTTGTGGTTCCATTATTTCCAACAGACCCTGCACCACCGCCACCGCCAGCCCCATAAGCAGTTGCACTGCCAGATGCAGTGCCGCCAGCAAAACCTTGTCCAGATACGCCTGTACCGCCAGCCGCAGAAGTTCCTCCTGAAGCACCGCCACCACCGCCACCAGAGCCGCCATTACCACCTGTCGTTCCGCTTGTCCCGCCATAACCGCCACCATTTGCTGTAATGGTTGTGCCACCGACAATGGTTGAATTAACCCCTACAACGCCATTTCCAGTTGTTCCACCAGCACCGCCAGCACCAACAGTAATAGTTATTGAAGAACCAATTGTTACGGCATATCCTGTGGCAGATAAAAGTCCACCAGCACCACCGCCAGCACCACCAAAATCACCACCGCCACCACCCCCGCCAGCCACGACAAGGTATTCCACCGTTGTGACAGGGTAGTTAAGGCCGTTATAGGTCGGCGAAAGAACTCCACCAGTCCATTTAAGAGACATGATTGCCTCCTATTAGGATGTGATTGCTTCGTATGATGCGGTCATTTCAATTGCGTTGTTTGTACCAGAGGTCACAACAACAGACTGCGTTTCGCCCAGATAGAACGCTGTGGTCTTATCAACAACAATTAACGACGCGCCAGCAGGCACACTAACCTGATAAGCAATCCGGTACGCTGTACCGCCACCGCCAGTTGCGCTGTTGATCGACACCGTGATGTTTGCCGCACTTGATGTGACATTAGACGCGACAATGTTGTCGATCTTGTTCACAGTACCAACCGCGGGGGTCAACGCTGTCCATGCGGTTGCGCTTGTGCCTGTTGGCACTAAGTATGATGTGTTGCCGTAAATACTCGTTACATTAACTATGTTTGGGTTTGCCATGTTATCTCCTTAGAATCCAAAAATCATCGCCATTGCGATGGATTTACCTGTTGATACACCGCCAAGATTGGATAGTGCTGCTGCTGCCGTTGTAGCATTTGTACCGCCATTCGCAATTGGCAAAACACCACTTACAAAATATGGAGCTACTTTGACATAGTCTATACCGTTATAGTACACGAATACTTTTTCACCCACAGCAACCGAGACACCTGTCTGACCGGCTGCTTTAAAAGTCACCGCGCTGGTAGCGCCTGCGTGATCCACCATGTACAGTTTGCTGTAGCTGGGGCCTGTGATTACTTTGGTAACAGTTTGTGTGCCGGTGATACGAATCACCATGTATTGGGCTGTTGTGCTACCAATATTGTTTCCTGATGCACTACCTGTGGTGTTAGCCAAAGTAATAGCGCCATCACCCGCAAAAGACAACGTGCCTGCGATGGAAATGTCCACGTAGTCAGAAATACCGTAGTTGACTGTGTCGCCCCACGTACCAGAGAGCGTTCCCTGTGTGGGGGTGACTAAACCCAGAAGAGTCGTTGTAGCTGCCATTTAAGTGCTCCTAAGTCGTTGCAACCGCAGTCCAACCTGCCGTTTGCGTATTACCAATATTCTGCCAGTTTGCGGTCTGCGTGTCATCTATTACATCCCAAGTTTTTCTTACAGATTCGCTTGAAGTAATAGCCGCTGTGTCCGTCACAGTCGACACATAAGTCGTAGCCGCTATCTCCGTAGACGTAGCCGCCCCAATCAACTCATCCAAAAACTTGGCAAATGTTGCCGCCACTACTTCATCCGTAGAGGTCGCCACTGTCTCATTTACAACCAGCCCAAAGTAATCCGTTGCCGCAGTCTCTGCCGTAGAACTTACTGTAGTTTCATCAACTGCTGCATTAAAGAACGATCCAACAAGCTGTTCTGTTGAGGTGGCAGTTGTCTCAGCTACAGTCCTTGCAAACGTCGCCGCTACAGACTCACTTGTTGCTGTTGCCAAAGACTCATCAATCAATTTTGCAAAAGTTGCCGCTACCGCCTCTGTTGTAACCGTAGCTGACGTGTCGTCTACACTAACCGTATACCCCGTAGCCGCTGTATTTGTTTCGCTGATGGCCGCAGTCTCTGCAACCGATTTAGCAAATGTAGCTTGAACTGTCTCACTTTCAGAAATCCCAGAGGTTTCATCCCTAGATACAGCAAACGTGGCGGCTGGATCTTCAGCCGTAGATGTGGCAACGGACTCGGATACGCTATCGGTAAAGGCAGTTATACCGCCCCATCCCGCAGCCCCCCAAGTGCCGTCGCCCCATGCGTAAGCCATTTTACGTCAGTGAGCAGGAGTACGAAACCGCAATAGTGTCACCTGAAACAACTGATTTAGAGCTACTAAAATCACCAGCAGAGAACAGCGTTCCTGTGGTGTTGTCAATTGTTGCAGAGCCGCCAATATTGATAAAGCAGCCAGCCACAGTGCCTGTTGAGGTGATGGCAAACGATGAAGCCGCAGAAGTAGATTTTGTGCAAGTTGTACCGCTTACAAAAGCCGCAGCACTGAATGTTGGGGTTTTGCGATTGCCAGTGTACGTTGGGGCGTTAGCCAAACCAACTTCCAACCAGCTTGCGTGAGAAGCCTGCGTATCGGCAATCACGGCTGTACCCGTACCTTTAAGACCCATAACCACTGCGCCAGCGGCTGAGTTACCAAGGATGGTGTCTAGCGTCAGGTTCTTGCCCACAGTTGTGACCAAGTTCTCAATAGCGTCTTCCCACTTTACGTTACCGTCTTTGTCATAGCAAACGGCATAGTAGCGGCCTTCAATGGTCGCGGTATCAGAGGGGGCGGTGTTGTAGCTGCAGGATGCTTCGCATTTATCTGCGGCTGAAATTTTATCAATAGTCATGGTGACTCCTTAGTTAGAAGAACGTATTAACGAAGTGGTTGCGCCGTTGGTCGGCATGGTGATGGTGAACGTAGTTGTAGAAGTCTTATCTGAGCCAAAGTCTAAAACGGCTATGGATGGCTTACCGGCAACGGTATCGTTATAAATCAGGGCACACCTTGCTGTTAATGCGGCAGTCCAAGATACGTTAGGAAACCCGACATAGGCCGTGTACCCTGAAGATGATACCGTGATGGGTGTCAAAATAGACCCCCCTGCTGTGTACCCAGTAGCAACAACTTGTCCCGGTGTACTCACAGAATACGCCGTTGTTGTTTCGTTTAAATTAGCAGAAGCCGTGTACAGGGCAATTTTAATAACGTCAGTCGTCAAGTCGTGTATGCCTTGATACAACTGCGCTTTAAAACTTGTAGTTTGGGTTTGGACAATCGCCATATCAAGTTACCTTCTGACGGAACTGACCAGAACGGTAAGCGTCTTGACGCTCCATACCATCACCCAAACGTTTTGCAAGTGCCAAAGCTTCCATGAACTTCTGGTTGTACAACTGCATCATGTCAGTCTCACCCTTCATGTAGGTGTAAGCCTCAACCAAAGATGCGTACAAAAGCACCGTGTCAAAGTTATCGCCTAGCCATGTTTGGCCATCTGCTGCTACCGTAATAGACTCGGGGTAGTAGTAATAATGCAACTCAACGCTATACGATGAGTCTGGTGTGGGGCCAAGAATAAACGACAGTTCGTCTGAAATAGTAGTACCAGACACCGCAGGGCCAAACAAAGCGTAATATTTTGGAATAGCTGTATCTGTTGGCTGTGGGTACGCTTGGCGAATAAAGTTAACGTCTTTGTTCAGCAAATACTCGTACTCACCACTGGCGTTGATAATTGCCATAGAGTACACCGCCAAGAAATCCAGTGGGCACTGCAAATACTTATTGTTCACCGTGGTCACGCCTGTCACGTTCTTGCGGATAGACGGAAACTGCACCGAGTTATAAATGCGCTGCTCAGCCTGAGTCACGAAGACAGGAATCTCCGCCACGAAGCTTGTCTCCGTGTTCTCCGTGTACGCTTGAATAGCGTTGCTGAGTGCGGTGTAATTCATGTATACCTCAACCCATAGGGCCGCGTGACATAACACCTTTGGTAGCGCAGCCTGTGCCGCGCATCTTGATGCCGGATGTTTTAGTAGGCTCGTTACCGGCAGATTTGCTGATGTTGCCAACGCTCACATCAAAGTTGTCAAGCTTGCTGCGATTAGCGCCAGAACCGGGGTTCTCAGATATACCTACAGGCGCGCCACTCATGGTGTGGGGCTTGGCGTATGCGGAAGCTGGAAGATTGTTAATTTTGGCCATGTTATTTCCCCTGATTTGCAGCGCGGGACAGATTACGTCCTAAACGCATGCGGTCATCGGTTGTGGGGCCGCCCTTTTTCAACTTCAAAGATGTACCTTTGCCGCCCGTGTGTTCTTGCTTGTCGTGCTGCTTGAACGCTTTTTTAATCAGAGCAACGTTTTGCTTCTTGTCTGACTTCATGTCTTCTTTTGCCATATTAAGCTCCTATGAAACTGTTACTGTAACTGTACCAACATTTGTCGTTGCCACCAAGTAGTTGGGGGTCAAAACTGCATCAAAAATACTAGCCCCGCCAACCGGTGCCCACCCCCATTGAGTATCTCGTGATCCACCAGTCAAACTACCGGTAGCACTGACCCCTGCCGTCACGTACGTTGTGTCCTTGCGTGGGTTACGCACTGCCTGTGGATCATCAACTGGATACATACCGAGCAATAACTGTGGTTGGTCGGGATCAAAACAAGTAGAACACACAAGCAAATTATAAATCTTAGTCTTCTGTATCTCTTTACGAAGCGCTGTCAATTTGAATTGCTGACCGCAACGATCGCACATAGCAATACTGTTCTTACCAGAAGCAAACCTATTGCCCATATTAAGTTCCGCTTCCTATAAACATTTGGCGTGGTACAAATCGGACGCTTGCTTTTTCTCTGTCTTCGTCTGATGCCAACTGCCAAGCTTCATCGTATTGTTGTTTCAAGACAGGCAGGCGCTCAGCGCCGCCCTCAATCTTAAGAGCCAAGTAGTAGGCCAAGCCTGCCACCATACAGGGCAGGAAGCGGAAAGGCACATCCATCGTGCGTACACCCCCGCCAGCATCATCAATCCGGCGCATGCGCCAGTAAACAAACTGATACGTTGTGCTGTTGTCTGGGGTAGGCCAGAGGGTCACAGAGGGTAGATTTTGTGTATATACAGCGGCGGCAGTTGAGTGCGCCGCGGCAGTCGTGCCGTTCTGCCCACGGAAGCAGTTGTAAAGCGCGTTGCCAGAGATGTAGCCATACTGAACAGTCTCAGACTCAATCAACAAGAACCCTGTAGCGGGTAATCCAGCCACTGAAGTCAACGTAATTGTGGTGTCTGTTGCAGAAATACCACCATTTAATGTAGTCCCTACGGACGATGTTTGACCATCTAAACGCTGAAACCACACCTGAATAGGGCGGGCTTGCTGTAATTTGTTTGGGATCGTGGCATAGGTAGAAACACTGATACGCGTGATGGTCAGGTCAGCCTGCGTAGATGCGCTACCCGCGCCCGTACGGATTACATGCTCAAGTAGATCTACTGTATCTACGGGTAGGGCATAGGTGTTCAGACCCGGAGTCAGGTTAATTGTCCCCTGCTCAAACGTCCACATATTGACACCACGATTTGCCCAGTCTGCAAAGAGTAAATTAAGCGACCGACGGGCGGTGCGCAGGTCGTAGCCCGTACGCAACTCTGAACCGGCGCGTTCAAACGCTTCCTCAACCAACTCCGTGAGGTCAAGGTTAAACGCTGCGGTTCCTGAAGTTGTCATTTCATGCCTTTAAGGGTCTGAGCCAGACGCGCACGCTGCCCCATCTTACCGGGTTTTTTTGCAGCGGCGGCTAGCTTCTTTGCAGGAATCGGTTCACCTTTTTTAGCGCCAAGAGCAGAGCGCAAAGCACCGGGCTTCTTGATTGCGTCTTTAATCCAGTTCTTGGTAGCCATTATCTAAACCCCGCCGTTTTCTTTGCAATAGTCTTAGGTTGCGCTACGAATTGTTTCCCGGCGGCTTTTCCGGCTCGCTTGGCTTTGGTCGTCGCAGCGTACTCAGCAGGGCTGAGGCTTTTAATCGCAGCGCTTGGAAGGTATCGTTCACCAGTGTCAGAAGATTTTTTACCACTTTTGGTTCTCCATTTTTGGTCACCCCAGTCCTTCAATGATTTCTGAGGCGCTTTCAATCTCGATACCCTCCACCTGATGCTTTGTACTTCTTAGCAACAAGTTGAGCTTTACGTGCTGACCATTGCCCTGCACCCGTACCTTGCGTAGCCGCCGCTTTTACCTGAGACACAATCTTCTTGCGAAGACCGGGTTTTGTGTAATTGCCCGCCGCATTTACCTTCCCACCCTCTTTGTACTGGGTAAAGTCAGTATCGTCCCGCCGGGCTTTCTTGACGCCCTTGGGCATTTTAGAGGGGGAGATGTCCCCCATCCCACGGCTGGCCATCATGGTCTTAGCAGGCTTTGCCGCCCCTGTTCATAGCAATCATTGTGCCTTTGGTTTTGCCTTTTGTAGCAACACCATCAGCACGTGCAGAAGCAGAACCACCAGCAGCCATCTTTTTCATGCCGCCTTTTTTCATGCCCATCATTTGTTTTTTGTCTGTCGCCATGTCAGCTTTAGAGCCTTCTTGTGCGCCTTTTTTCTTAGCCATCATTGCCATGAAGCCGGGATTCATCTTAGCCATAGTATTACCACCTTCTTTAAAAAAAGCCATTTTTCCGTGATCGGTTTTAGGCTTGTTCACCTTCTGAATATCTGGACGGGTTGCCCCGCCAGAACCAAACTTCTTACCCTTGTCCGCTTCGTTGAAATCTTTCCCAACGCTTTGCGGCACTCCAACCTTCTTGGCAAACGCAGGGTTATGCGCTATTGCTGCCATAAAGTTGCGCTGTTTCTTACTCGTCGACGGCATCGTCTTTCTTTCGCTTAAAAAGCGTGCTGAATTCTTTGCCGGTGGCCATCTCGTATATACGCATCAAACCAACAACCGCGCCAATAAATCCAAACACAGGTGAAATTACCTCAAAGAAAGTTCCAACAGTTGTGAATATTGCCACAACATCTAGTACATTTTTTACGTTGTCTGTATGCTCAGTCATATCAACATTTCCATCTTGCAAGAGCAGCCGCCTTACGGGTGGGCTTACCCTTCTCGTCTTTCATAGGGCCGGGCATACCTGACATGCGTGCGCAGAACGAGTCTTTGCGCTTACCGCCTTGGGGCTGTGGAGCCTTCAAGTTACTACCTGTAGCCGCGTTGTACTTAGCCCTGCCTTTAGCAGTCAAGCCCGCCCCCTTGGATACGGGCAATTTCTCACCTCTTCCAACTGATAGGACGGGGCCTTTTTTCTTAGCCATAGAACACAACCGCTGTAGTTGTTGCCGATACTACCGCAGAGATATTGGTACTGCATTTAATACCTTCTCCGGGGAATACCATGTAAATAGAACCCGCCGCCGCTGGCGCAGTAAAAGAGAACATGGCTGTGCCGCCTGTGCCGTCATTTAATACAACCGTTGCGCCTGTTGAGTAGCTAATCGAGACACCCTTAATACGGGCTGGGCCAGCAAAAATAGTGGTAGTCGCACCAGCCGCCGCCGCGCCTGATTTAACGTCAGTTTGCATCATAATTAATCTCCTTGTAAACGGGGGCCGAAGCCCCCTAGACTAATTACTGTTGTGTGCTAGTTGGGTTAGCAACGCCGTCAGAACCACGAACTGTGTAAACACAAGTTACGCTAGCAGCACCGCCGCTGGCTGTACCAGCACAGGCGTAAGTTACTGTAACGATTGCGTCAGTTGAACCCACGTTTTCGTAGGTAGCAATGCTTGCGTCAGTGATGGTGAATGTTGCGCGGCCAACAGACAAAGGTGTAGTGGTAGCACCACCAACAGTACCCAGAGTTGTAGAGCCAATTTTCACAGTGATGGTGTTACCGGTTGTACCTGCGTAGGCAGTGGTAATGTTCACGATGAAGTTGTTAATCATTGCGCCAGCAGGCAAGACAAACAAAGTTGTAGCAGTTGTATCGCTAACAGTTGTTGCGCCAGTCTGAGTTACGACAGTTGCGCCCATGTTGCGGATCGTGCCAGCAGTGGTGCCAGTAGTGTTTTTAACAGTGCCGAGCAGCCAAGGGCCTAGGTGTGTTGCAAATCCCATGATAATTCCTTACATACAAGTTAAGTGCATCAGTCTGTATGTCGTCAGCCGGGACTGCTTGATGCACCGGAAAGCCCGGATTACTATGTTTATATCACGGTGCTTCTGAGTGTGCAACAAGTTTATTGGACTTTTTTAAGTTTTCTTCTTGTGTGATAACGCGTAAGTTCCATGGCACATGCAAGCCACAGACCTCATGGGAGCGCAATGGCACGATATGGTCAACCACATACTGCTCGCCAGTGGTCTGGGTCATAGTAATAGCAATCTGATAAAGCTGGCGTATCTCCGACTTTTGCTTACGTGTAAGCCACGGCGGGGTAGCCTCACGGTGTTTGCGGCGGCGTGCTTTTGTATCTGCGCGAGTCCAAACAACATTGCGCTCTTTCCAATCCCTTTTGTACTGCGCTTTCTTATGCAACGGAGTTGTGTGGGAAGCCGCAATAACTTGTTCACGATTTTCCTGATACCACTCGTTCTTACGGTCTTTAACATCTTCGCGTTTGTTGTACTCACGGAAGTAATCAGCACGCGTTTCGTTGCCCTTAGCCCACTCAACCTTCAGGCATTCGATGCAAGCCCCTTTGGTTTTGCGTGCAGCTATATGCCCATGCTTGCAAGGCTGTCCAGTGAAATAGTAATTACTGCCGATTTTTTTGGCTTCTTCTCGGGTTGTGGGCAGGCTTGTGGTGTCCATATTAGCTCCAGTCGTTTAGTTACAGGTAATATACCACAATCAAAACAAAAATCAACAACCAAAGAAAAAGGGCCCCGAAGGGCCCTTTTAGTAGTACTTTTGATACTAATTTTAGGTTGAACCGGGTGAACCGAAGACACCCAATGGGTCAGACCAACCAAAAGAATAACGCTCACGTGCTTTGTAGCGAACGTTCCCAGTGTCGAAGTCTCCATCCATTGACGTAGACAACGCCATACGCTCGAAGTGCTTCAAGCCGTTAGGTACGTCAGTTGTCAAGAACCAGCCGGTTGTGTCGGTCAGGTAGTGGTTGATTGTGTAACCATCAGGAATTGAACCGTTGTTCTTCAACGCGTTGATGTCGTTGTCTGTTGTACCAACACGCAGGCTGGTTTCGAGCAAACGAGTAGCAACGAACTGAAGTGCTGGAGGCACGATCAATTTCTTAGGCTTAGCAGCGATCAACAGGCCACGCTCATCAGTCCAAGCGGCGATCTGAATCACAGCGTTTTCCAACGATGTTTCATTCAAGTCAGCATTGGTTGAAGGACGATTGCTGTTAGTACCACCAGACACCAATGGGTGCGCTGTAGAGAACAGAGCAACACCATCACCACCGGGGTAGGCTGCGCTGAAACCGTTGTTTAGAACGGATGCAGCTTTAACCTGCTTGGTGTAAGCCATAGCACGAGCCAAGCCCTTGGTGTAGCGAGCAGACAAGCTGTCGTACAAGTTATCTTCAACCGCTTCTTCAGTGATTGAGAAACCCAAGGCG